ATTTTCAATACCTCCTATCAGTTCTAAACATCTGTTGAATCCCGCTCCATGTCCATTTGTGTACCCTTCAAAGCTGTAAGGGTTACATACCTCCGGCAACGGTAATGGTTTCAATGGACATTCCTCCGGTTTATTCTCTTTGACTGATCTTTCCGGACAAGTGTTATAAATACATCCTGTGCAGTTCTCCGGCGTTTCTATGATCAATACTGATTTCATGCTTTTGCTCCTCTAAAAATAACTATCATTGACGGAAAGGGTGCTGATCCCTTATCCGAAAACCTTACACGACCTTTAATAAACCGTATTTCTGATCTTTGATAAATGTAATCATGAAAATATCTTGTGTCCGTCCGGGATGGTATCAGCATAACTACCACCGTATTGTCCGTCCTAGTCTCCCTGTATGCCTTCTCAACCCATTGTGATATTTTGCTATAGGGTGGATTGCAAAACACCCTGTACCCCCCCAATTTTGATTTAAACCGTCCTGCTCTGCGGTATAATACCGACTGCACTTGTGGTTTTGATCGGTTGCACATGGATCAAGATTAAAATTAAATTCTTCGTTCAGTCCGTTAAAGAGCTTTTCAGGGGTTTCCCACTCGTCTGATTTTGCTGAAAATAAAACAGTGTTCATGCGCGTTTCCTTTCGTAGTATCGTTTTTGTACTGCTGCTTGCCTTGTCCGGCACCTTTCGCATAGTGTCATACCTGGTATAGGGTCAGATCCGCATTGAATACATTTACCCTTTTCCTTAAAGGCTGCCCGTCTCTTTGCTTGACTCCGGCGGACTATCAGTTTACGATCTGTCATTGTTCCTCCTTCCGGTAACTACTCATTAACTTATCCAATGACTGTACTTGCCTTATTGCATCTGCCCCTATTTTTGCGACCTGTCCGATCTGTCCAACGTGCTTACACAGATAAGACAATAGCCTTGATTCATCTAGGTTGGCCATACACTCAAGCATATCTAATGCCTTTTCTTTGTTCATGATCTTCCCCTTTTTCCTGTATTTCCGCCTCAAGCCAAGGCATTACACTATCCTTTGTCATTTCTGCTCCTTTCCGCAAATAATCTCCCTTATATGCTCATAGGCTGATAGCTTCGCCTGTTCTTTGGTATAATCGGATTCGTTGCTATTCTGAATACAATCGCAATCCTCTATTTCTTTTCGTATCTGATCTATATATCCCTCTTTCACCGCTTCGACCCCTTTGGCGAAACCATCAACAAACTCGTTATAGTCTATGTATTTAGACTCATCAAAGAAGTCGCATCCTCTCTGTTCTAGTTCGTCTTCCCACTTGCACATTTCAGCGTGTATGCATTCGTTACATTTATCCATTATTCCTGCTCCTTATCTGCTTTTATGATTGTTGGCAATTCCATTACTTGTTTAGCGTAGCAATTTGCATGGTTACAAACCGAACAATCGCCTTTGGCTTCTATGCACCCTCTACCTTCAAAATCGCAACCATACCACTCAATCTTGTCAAAATCTTTAAGTCTTCCGTGTCCTTTTGGAAGTGGTGTGCCCTTTTTAATAGCATCATATAGCCCAACATCAAGTATTCCAGCATACATATCTGCTTGAATAAATTTCCATTTCCTATCGGGTATCTTAATTACTAACTCTATATCTGCCATGTTTATCCCTCACTTTCCTCCTCGATAAACAGCACTTGCTTTAATGAAAAATTCATCGTTTTATTTACTTTTCTTATCTGCAAAGAACGAATCTACATCAAACCAGTTATCTTTCAGAGCATTACCGATTATCTTTACAGAACTCTCCCAACCTTTTGTGGCTGCTCTGATAATTTTGTTATTCATGCTATTAAATCGTTCTACTCCAACGACATCCATAATTCTCATGATGGATTCAATCCCTGCGGCACTTCCGCTAAAATATTCTGATTCTGCTCCAAGGTATCCATGTCCAAGGACATATCCACCATATACGCATCCCCAACCATTACCATCTAATACAATAGATAATGTAAGAACTCCATGATCAGCCATTGATAAATCAACACTAGAAATCTTGCAATTACTAATTTCATATCCGGCTTGTTTTAATTCAGATTCTGTCCACTCTTTCATTATTCGTTCCTCCAATCAAATCGTTGTTTTATTTCTGCTCCTTCAAATCAGAATTTTATTTAAGTCCTCTTTGTCTATCCATATCATTTATTATCTGTTCCATCACTTTGATAAAAATTTTAGCCACTAGGTCTTGATTGATATTACAATCATTGGCTATTCTGTCTATTGCCGTTCCGGTTGCTAAACAAAGTTCTTTGACTTCCTTAAACATAAGTTTTTCTTTCATTCTTCCTGCTCCTTGTATTCCGTCTCGTTTCGGCTCTATGCTCTTTGTCATAATTGTTATGGCATTTCTGACATAGAGCTCTTAAATTGTCATAATCGCAATGTTCCGGCGTATGATCTAAGTGTGCTATTGTCAGTACAACCTTTGATCCGTTCTCTCTGATCGTGTAGTTTTCTATCCCGCAGAACTCGCACTTATTGCCTGCCCTCTTCAGTATGTCCGCTCTGATCTGTTTCCAGTTTTTCGGGTATCTGTTTCTGTTTTCCGGTTTAATCGGCATTTTTTATCCTCACTTTCTGTAGATCTACCATGCTACCTCCTTTGACCAATCAAGTTCCGCTCCGCAGTATGGACATACTTCATCCCGTCCGTGTGCGTTTCTTGTGCCATAATTGCTACATCGCTGACATTCGCATATATAATCAACATTTGGATTGTGTGAAAGTGATTCCTCTCCCATATTATTTATTTCAGTTATGTATAAATTCATGTGTTATCCTCCAATGCTTCCGCTATTGCTTCCACTACGTTTACTGTCACTCCGTTTCCGGCTTGCTTATATAGCTGGCTATCACTATTCACAAACTCGGCTCGTTCAAAGTATTCATCATCCCATCCCTGAAGTCTGAAGCACTCTCTCGGTGTCAGTTTTCTTATGGCTATGTAGCACTGATATTTCTCATACCACACGGCATACACCACAATGCCGTCATATATCTCTACATACTGTCCAGGATGATCGTTAGGGATAGTCCCCGGAATCGTCTCTATCACTCCCTGATTGCAGCTTGTGTCCAATGTCTGTGCCACCCCCCCCCACCTACACGGCCACGCCTTGTCTTACTGTCCGGCATGGATAGGTTAATGCTGTCTCCTTCGTATGCTATAGCATATCCCTGTTTAGTGGCTTCCTTGACCTCTATTGCTACACCGTGATGATCCTGTGCTGTAAGGGTAAACATTTCCTCACCATCATCCTTGAAACGTCTGCCGTTCTGTCTCTTTTCCTCTCTATCAGGTGTAAGGACCGGCAACACTATACTCGGTGGTTGCTTATAATCTGTTGCTGACAATGTTCTTGCTACCCCCCCCTATATTCATTATTCCAGTCTTCTGTCCGCCACTCGGATAGTCTGCATCATATATTATCTCTGCCATTTTCCACCTCTACCGGAATTATGATTCCCGTCATTTCCTGATTGCCTATTCCCTTGTAATCCCTTGCCATAAGGGTATGACTTACTTCCACCCCCCCCTCACTCCGTTACGGCTTATAGTTACCGGGATATGCGGTTCTCTGCCCCCGCCTCCCATGCAGTTAAGTGTTGGACTCACCCCCCCTCCGTCATAGACGCGATATTGGTTAGGGTTTTCTCTGTTCGCTTCAATCTGTCCGATCTGTCTGACTTGAATACTATCTTTTCTGTCTGTTGTGCCGAGAGGAAATATTTTCCTGCTGCCCTTGGCTCTAAAATGTCCGACAGTATACACTCGCTCCCTGTTTTGTGGCACTCCCCAATTTTTTGAGTTGAAAATCTGCCATTCTGTGTCGTACCCCAATTCGTCCATTTCCATGAGTATTGCGAGGTAGTCCACCCCCCCATTACTTGATAGCATTCCCTTAACGTTCTCATAGATAAGCCATTCGGGTCGATCTTCTTCCCTTTCTTCCCGGATGATTCTAAATACTTCTCTAATGAGAGAACTCCTGTCCCCTTCAAGTCCGGCTCTTTTTCCGGCAACGCTGAAATCTTGGCAAGGTGCTCCGAAGCACCAACAATCGACCTTGGGCACGCTTCCGGCATCCACATTTCGAATGTCATTTGAGTACCATTCACCGTTTCTGTATTCCTCCCTTAGTATTTCCTTCTGTCTTTTCTTCTTGTCCAAAGTGGATAAGTATTGTCTCTGATCCTCTGTGATAAGGTGCATGGAAGTGTAGCTTGCGGTTGCGTATTTATCCCATTCACAAAAACCCTTACACTCATGTCCGGCTAACTCCATGCCCTTTCTAAAACCACCCACTCCGGCGAATAAATCTATAAATGTCATAATCTCTCCCGATCATTAAAGTTAAGTGGCTCCGGTATTCCCTTTTCAAAGTGAGTGCAGAAACCCACCGGTTCACCCCTGCTATGGCTCTTCCTTACAACGTAATAGCAAGCTACTGTATGTCCGCCCTGTCCTATTACAGTGTGATATTTGCACCGTTTACATAGATTCTGTGTAATCTGCTTCATGTCAGTTAAACGGCAATCCTTCAAGATCATCCTCCGGAACATTCATAAAGCCTTCGTCTTTTTTGTCTTCCTTGACATTCGTAAGGTCTCCCGCTGCCTCCTGGTTCTTTTTGGATTCACCAAACTCCATGTCTTCTACTATGACTTCCGTGGCATACACGGTATCTCCGTTCTCCTTCTTATAGCTTCCGGTCTGAATATGTCCGACTATGTTAAACTTCATCCCTTTTCTTGCATACTTCTCTGCAAACTCTCCGGTCTTATCAAAGGCCACACATGACGGGAAGTCTGCGTTCTGTCCTTCTTCCCTTTTCTTCCTTCGATCTACGGCAAGGGTAAACCTTGCTATGCACATCTGATTTTGTGAGTACCTTACTTCCGGGTCCTTTGTAAGTCTGCCTGTTAACATTACCTTGTTCATATCTTTGCCTCCGTTAATTCTCTGAATAGTACTGCTGCGTAATTCACCGCATATTCGTGTGCTATGTCTGTGCTGTCTGCTATCTGCTGAAACTCTTTTGTTACCAACCTTGATAGGTATACTGTCTTTTCATCATCCAGGTGTTTCTTAAAGCATTGGAACAGTTCATTTGAAACTCTTGTAATCTCACTTAAATACGGGGATGTCTTCGTCTTTTGCGTCTTCCCATTCTGTTCCGTCTTCGATAAACTGCATGAGAGATCCTTCAAACTTTAGCTTCTCCTTTCCGACCTTGCCTTGTCTTGATTTATCTACCTTAAGCCCCTTATAGATCCTGTCCTCGTCAAGGTTCCACATGAGGATGATGATTGATGCATCCTGCTCAACGCTTCCGGACTCCCTTAACTCTGCCATTGTCGGCTCTTTAGTCTCCTTAAGCTCACTAACCCTGTTAAGCTGACTTAAGGCTATGATCGGTATTTTTAGCTCTGTAGCAAGGGCCTTGATATCTCTTGATATCTGTCCGACCTCTGCGAATCTATTACCCTTGTACCGGTCTTCCGGAAGTAAGAGCTGCATATAGTCAATGATGATCACATCGTAGTCCATGTGCCTTGACTCTGCCCTTATATCACTTACCCTTTTAGATCCTGTCGTGATAACTAACCCGCTATAATTCTTCTCGATAAGATCATTAGCTCTTTCAAAGCGTTCCTTCTCGTCTCCGGTAAAGGCAAGGGCGCGTCTGATCCTGTTAAGCCCTATCCCGCTTGCAGAAGCTAGTAAGCGTTCGTATATCTGCTTGTCTGACATCTCAAGGTTATAAAATCCTACTCTCTTACCCTGCTTCACTATGTTCGTGGCTATCTGTGTAGCGAGTGCAGATTTACCGACCGAAGGTCTTGCCCCTATTATGATCACGTCTCCCCCGTCAAGGTCTCCCAAGGTCTCGTCAAGCCCCTCAAAGCCTGTCCTGACTCCCTCCGGTCTGTCCGTAAAGTATTGGTCCTTGTATGCCTTTACCATGTCGGAAGCCTTAATTGAAGTTGTCTCGCGGGTCTCCCTTAAGGACTCAAGGGAATATACCAGATCCCCTATCTGCTCCATGATCCTTGACGGGTCCGGCTTAACCACATTCAGGTATTCTCCAAACTGCTTTGCGATATACTCATTACGGATAATCTCTGCATTGGGCTTTATCTCCACCGTGGTAGCAACCGTCTCCGCACATTCAGCCATCTCCGCCCTTAAGTAATGACTCGGTCTTTGATCACTCACTAAAGCCTGTTCTATGACCGTGTCCGTGGCCTGCTTGTGGTTCTCATACAGCCTTAAGTATTCCCGGAAGATGTCTCTGTATAGCTCGTCCTCAAACATATAAGGCTCAAGTCTTATATCTGCTATCGTCTCCGGTTCCAATACCAGGCAGCCTATTACTTTCTTTTCAGCCTGTATCACTTTCTACCTCCACATAATCCAATAACCGGTCTCCCATGAGGGTATCGAAGTGAGGGTAATACTTTTGCTCCCGCCCCTCTTCTTCTGCGTCCGTACAAAACTTCTTTACTGCGACATACATCTGCTCGTTGGTTAACTTATAGGTCTTTCCGTTAACCTTTCTCCCTTTGAGCCATTGTTGGTATCTTGCAAAGGCTTTCGTCCTTCCCTTCTTCACTGGGTATATTCCGTAAATGATCTCAAAGTTATGTTTTAATCTTTCGTATGTCTCCCCTCTGCTCGGAGGGGAATTATTATTCTTTATTTCTTTATTACTTTCTTCTATTGTTGTTAATAGTTTGTTAATAGGTTGTGGTTTGACCCCCCATGCATCTTGTGATTCTGTTTGTGGAATGGCTTGGTACAAATCGTAGTTTTGTATGAAAAACACTGTATATTTACTGTGTGCTTTCTTTGTGATTTCGCCTGTGGATTCCAAGTGGAGTAAAGCAGTGCGAATTTCATTCACTGTCAGGTCTGTATCATGGGCTAAATTCTGTAGTGATGATGCAAATGCTCCCCTTGGGATATCCTCTCCCTTAAACTTTCCCGGCTTCCAATTAGCCCGAAGGATCATATAAGTAAAGAGACGATAGGTGTTTATGTCGTGCCACCATTCCCACTCAAATATTTTTCTGTTCAGTAAAATGCTTCCGTTCATACCGCCTCTTTGATCAGGATGTATCTGCAATACCTTACTGTGTTACCGGCTTCGTTCTCATACTGATACCAGACCTTATCTATCTCATGTCTGTCCTTATGCCTTAAATCCCATACCCTTGCCGATACTCGTTCAATACCAAGCTTCAATAATGCTTCCCTTGCTGATATTCCTTTCTTATGGCTCTTAAGATAATTAAGAAGCTGCTTACACTGTGATCTTGTTGTTTTGTTATTTAATGCTTTCATTGTTCAATCCCCCATTTCTCTAAAAGTTCTCTTGCACTGCGATACTCGTTATAGAGTTTCATCCAGTCCTCAAAGTGCATCATTACCATTGGTGGTTTCTTATCTCCCCGGAAGATCACTGTCGGAAGATTGCCTTTACCTTCTGCGAGTGCATCTGCTCTTGCCTGTTCATACCAGTCATAGACTGCTATGTTTCTGCGTCTCTTACATTCGATATGTAGGTATTTAGCTTTTACGTCCGGGGCCTGCCCTGTTTTACCCATGTGCTGTGCCGTTCTGAAAGCCTTGTGTCCCCAGTCCTTAAACAGGTTCGCTACTTCTCTTTCAAAGGCAGCTCCACGGTCTCTACTGATCTTTGCCATTATTGTCTCCTTATAGATAACTTATCCCGTATCTGTTTCTAAAAAACTGTCTTGCCTCATGCTCGTTGCATCCGGAAATGATGATTGTATGCTTCTCCCATGCGAGTTGACCGGCTATCTTGGAAAGCTTTTCTGCTACCGGATTACCGTGTATCTGATAAAGGTTCCCATTAGGACTCATGTTATGTTCCGAGTGTGTTAAGGGAATCCATAGCCCATCTTGATCCGCTAACTCCCGAAGTCCACGGCCATACACAAGATGATGTCTGCACTCTGCCGGAGCTTGTGAAAATGCGCTTATGTCCTCATATTCAGTGACTATGCTCTTTGCCAAATCTCGCCTCCCATGATGCTGCCATTCTCGCTAATTCGTCTGGTGTAGCAGTTTCTATTCCTAACGCCTTACACTCGTCCACGGTTCCGGCAATTAAGGCTGCCATTTCCGCCGTGTTATATGTATGACTTCCCCTATAAACTCTGTAGAAAATTACGCTGTCACTCTCACACTTGACCGGAAGACAGTGAAGGTATTCAACTTCCTGCATCTTCTCTGTAGGGATATTGGCCTTTAGATAAACCATATTCCCATCCTCGTCATACTCCGGCTGTCCATAGCTTGTGATCAGATGATTCTTACAGGCTGCCATTGACAAAGGTGGTGTCATTTTTTGCCGGAGCTTGTCACATAGGACATGGAAATAAGCGTTGCTGTCCAAGGATCTGCGAGCTTTCTTCTCTTTGATTTCCCAATCTGCATCGGGCTTTTTAATATTCTGTTCAGTGAGAAAAGCTACCGCCTCTATGTATGTCATTTCCTTTTATCTCTCTTCTCGACATACTCTCTAAACTGTGCCTCTGTGATGTCTTCAAGCTTCTCGACCTTAAACCATTTCAGAAGCTTGTCACGATCAATCACTCCGGTCTCAATATCTCCGGCAAGGACATTTACCTTCGCCGCTGATATCTTCATATCTCCGATGTTCTCTATCTTCTTTTCCTTCTTTGGAGCCGGTTCAGGACTCTCACTCTCACTATCAATCATTTCCTCTGTAGGAATACAGAAGGTCTGAAAGCAGGCATACTTGAAGGCTGCACTCATGGCCTTATTCATTGACTTATCACCGGAGTCCATAGCCTCTCCTATAACCACGCTCTCAACATTTGATCCGTCTGTGGTATAGAATGTGTACTTGACCTTGATCACTGAATAGATAAGCACTCCGCCGTTCCTACCTTCGCGCTCTTCTCTCTGCTGATCTATAACATCCGGTACAACAAATATCTTGTTCTTAATCATTGCAGGATTAAGGGCGTTCATTACTGCGTCAATACCTCTGTATTTATAGTGCTGATTAGGGTTTGTGTCGTTCTTTCCTACTGCCCCTACATCCTTCATTACATTTGAGATTGCTTCGTATATCTTTCCTTCCATGTCTTCCTCCTAGCTGATCCTTAAGTGCTTTCCGCGCTCTTCCAAAACTGCGAATCCAAGTTCCTTGCCTTCCTCAAGATCCTGCCTGATCTTCTCTGTGTCCGGTTCCAGGACTATCTTCTGATAGTTGTTTGGTACGTCTCCGGTAATTTTCATGGGCTGCTTCCCACCGTTATTGCAGATTTTCAACTTGAAATGGTCCGTCTTGATCTCGTTCTTATCCATCGTAGTCATGGCAAGTAAGATGTTCGCCTTCATCTGCTTTATATGATTCGTAAGAGTGTTTCTCCGGTCGGTAAGTCTCTTGATCTCTTCGTCATACTTACTTATTGAGGCTTCCATTTCCTTCATGACTATCGCGTAGTTCTCTGCCTTAACTTCGACTTCTGCATTAATTCCTTCCATGGTATCTAGGAAAAGCTGCGAGTCTTCATCCTCTGCCATATCAAGCAGTGCCAGGTATTCCCCTGTGATTTCATATAGTGTGCTCATTCGTCCTCCCAATATTCATCAATGTCTGTGCTGTTGCAGTAAGGACAATGATCCTCACTGACTGTTTCAAAGGCCGGCATACCGAAGTATTCGCCCCTGTTCTCCGTCCAAGTGTCTACGATGATTTCATGTTCCTTAAACAGGTTTCCGCATCTGCTACACTTGTATGTGATCATTTCCTTATCTCCCATTCCCAAGGGAAGTCGTATTCCCATTCATCAATACCGACTATCTTCTTATGGACCTTGCCATATCCGGCATCTGCGAGTGCAGCAAGGATATCCTTATGTATATGATCCCATCTGAACGGTGTTACATTACCGTGATCATCCTCTGCCACTACGGTCATGGCCTCATAGATCCTTTGGCACGCTCTACGGCAAGCCTTTAACTGCTTAAGTTTGGATTTTTTAATGATTTCCATTGATTTCCTTTCCGATGTCTGATAAGATAAAGACATCTAATAAGTGGTGTTATTAGTTACCGATCCGTTAAGGCTGCAACCTTGCGGATCATTTTTTATCATCTAAACCGCTAAAATAGTGGTCTCCATGAACGAACATTGGTGTTCCGGTTCCATACCGTCCTGTCCGGAAAAAGAATACTTCTGTATTACTCCTAGTCTCTGTCTCCATCTCTACCGCGAGTCTGTCCTGCCACGTTGGGGTTGTGGAATTGAGAAGGTTGTAAGTAGAAAATTGATTCTTTTGTGACAGGACATCCTCTGTGGTATTAGGAAACACGGGACTGTCTACCCTATTGATAATGACTGCTGCGACAAGCCTTTTGCCTTGTAAATCCTGGTTGCCGGCTTCTGCCTGTACCGTTTTGCAGATAAGCTCCTTGTCTTCTTCTGTAAGTTCTGCACCGAAGGCGAGCTTTGCAAAGAATAATGCTCCTATAAGAAGTCCTAATATTATTCCTGTGAGATATTCCTTTGCATTTTTGCTCATTCTTACACTCCCTTCGCTATGCTTATAATCAAGTTATCCGGCATATTTGTGGCTTTGATAATCTCTCTTAACTGCCATAGCTTCATATTTCCCAGATCATCCATGTGATAGAATGTGCTTTCCGGTATACCGCACCTTTGCATTAATTCCCGGTCGCTCCTGATCCCTACCATTTCCCTTGCAGCTCTTATACCGTCTTTGTCTTTCATGACAGTAGATCCTCTATCTTTACTCCAAAGTAATCTGCGAGTTTTTTTAACTTATCTACTTTTGGCGTATACCGTCCGGCTTTCCAATCAGATAAAGTTGACGGTAAAATCCCTGTTTCTTTAGATACTGTGAGATCATTTACGCCCTTCTTATCCCTAAGATTCGCATATTTAGAATACATATTCCTCTCCTTAACAATATCTTGTGGTTGAGATTTTACGGAAATCTGTATAAAATGATATTGAGGATAACATAATACAGACTCCCGTAAACCAACTCATGTAAATTTCAGTAAACTGAAATCTTATGAGTCTAATATATTACGGCTTCTGTTATTTGTCAACACTTATTTTTCTGTTTTCTGAATTTTTTAAGGAGGCGTAATGTATTCTATTTTTGAAGAGCTTTTACACCGCAATAATGTAAAAGTTTCAGATGTTTGTAGGGCTACCGGAATTAGACCTTCCACATTTACGGACTGGAAAAAGGGATTCTATTCGCCCAAGCACGACAAGCTACAAAAGATAGCTGACTTCTTTGGAGTTTCCGTAGAATATCTAACTACCGGACAAGATACAGAGAAGGTTTCCGCCGAAGGGAACAAATATTACTTTGATGATGATACTGCTGCAAAGGCACAGGAGCTTTTTGATAACCCTGATCTCCGGATGCTCTTTGATGCTGCAAGGGATAGCAAACCCGAAGACCTACAAATGGCTGCTGATATGCTGAAACGATTCAAGGAGACAAATCCTAATGGATGATATTTTCATTTATTATGTAGATTTTCCTGACAATATAAATGAGTTTATAACCCCTTGTGAGGATGGTTATACCCTTTATATCAATAAGAAACTTCCAAGGGAAGCCAAAAGAAGGGCTTATAACCATGCCATGAGGCATATTGAGCATAATGATTTTAATGGTAGTGATATCCAGGACATAGAAAGGAAAGCGCATGAAAGCCTTTTTTGATGATCTGAAAGAAGCAAGCGGATATGTTCAAGCCGTAGTTCATTTCATGATCTTACTTATTATAGGCCTGATTTTAATTGCAATATATCAACATTCTTATATTTCAGGAGAAGAAGATCGTATGCAATATTACGCAGATGAATACTTAGAAGAAAACGCCTTTGATTATGTCATGGATAACCTATATCTGGAAGCGGAAGAATATGTTGAAAAACAGTCCGGATCTTATTCGCAAGGATATGATGATGGTTACGATGATGGTTATAGTGATGGAACCATAGAAAGCGGGTATTAAATGGCTAAGGCAAAGAAACTACCTTCCGGATCATGGCGGGTACTGGCTTATTCACATACCGATGCAGACGGAAAGCAGCACCGGATAAGCTTCACAGGCTCCACTAAGGCTGAAGCAGAAGCAAAGGCCGCTCAGTATGCAAATAATAAAAAGCGTATACGGTATACGGACCTTACTGTAGGAGAAGCTATTGATGGATATATCCATGCAAAGGAAGGTGTATTATCACCACGATCTATAAGAGACTATACAAGGATAAGACACCATGATTTTAAGAGTATAGAAAATAAAAGAATAAGAAGCCTTACATCTGAGGATCTACAATTATTTGTATCGGATTTATCCCGGAGATTAGCCCCTAAGACTGTAAGGAATATATACGGCCTGCTGACAGCTTCCCTGTCTCTATATGCGCCCGATATAACATTTAGGGTTAGTTTGCCCGCCAAAGATAAGAAACGTCCTGTATCGCCTTCTGACGATGATATAAGACGATTGTATGAAACTGCACATCCCAAGCTGAAAATATGTCTCGGATTTGCTATGTGCGGTATGCGCCGTGGAGAATTTTGCGCCCTTAAATACGAAGACATAACAGATGGAATTGCTCATATCCACGCTGACATAATCCAAGATAAAAATAACAAGTGGATTTATAAAGACCGTCCAAAAACAGGCGAAAGCGACCGTTATGTTAAATTACCGCAATTTGTTCTTGACCTTATAGGGGAAGGAGAAGGCTTTATAGTGTACTTTTATAATCCTAACTCTGTTACTCAGGCATTTATTAAGCACCGCAACCGGCTCGGCATTAACATCCGCCTCCACGATATCAGGCATTTTTACGCTTCTTCCGCTGCAATACTGCAAATTCCAGATATTTACGTTGAAGATATGGGCGGTTGGCGCAGGGGATCATCGGTTATGAAGTCAGTATATCAGAACAATATACAATCCATGTCCGACTACTATGCAGACAAGATGAACGATCATCTGACTAAAATAATAAAATAAACTGTTCACGAAACTGTTCACGAAAAAATAAAAATCCCTCAACCATGCGGGCTGAGGGGAAGCGATAGACGAGACTCGAACTCGCATCGTTTTCCCCTGTACAACCACTGTTTTCAAGGCTTTTAGCCCTATTTCACAGCGTTTATACCGTCTAATTTCTGCCTAGCAAAACCGAGGTTTTGCATCTGTGTGCAGACAAAACTGTTCACGAAACTGTTCACGAAAAAGGGGCCGCCTTAACGACCCCTTCAACTTACCGTCTCATATCATCGTATGAGCCTTCATAGCTTGCATATCTTCCCATGCTGTCACGCTTGGCATATCTGCCACGGCCACGCTCGGAAGCGTTCTCGTCCCACTGTGAGACATATCTGTGTGAGTCTCCATCGTAAGAACCGTATGATCTATAGGAACCCTGATCATGCGAGCCATAAGACCCTTGATCATGAGAGCTTCCATCTTTAGCTTCAAGCATAGCCAATGATGTATCTACGGACTTAATAGCATGGACAAGCGGCTGTATGTACTTGATGTCTTCCATAGTGATCTTTCCTCCGGCTGCACTGATCTTATCGTTGGTCCGCGCAAGCTCTTGAGTCAAAGTATCATTCATTTCCTTAAGTGCTTCATACTTATGCATCGTCTTTCTCCTTTCACGCTATTCTGTTTATTACAAGGTTAGAATTGATAACCTCAATAGTCGGGGTAGGTGTTGTTGCCGGATCATCCACCGTTGCATCGACATACCTTACCGACAAACTAAAGCAACATCCTCTTGGTACGGTTATAATAGCCGTACTGGTAACATTACCGTATTCACTTACCGCCTGTGGTGTAAATATAGCTCTGCTTGTTGGACGTTCTTCGCCGTTCACACTGATCGACAATGCGATAGGCGTTACTGCTCCACCTTCCGGTACGGCTATATTGCCGTTATATGTAACCTGATACCTTGCAAAACAGTTATTGGTGATTCCACGGAGAATAAAAATCCCTGTCTCGTCCTCATGGTATACACACCCTTTGGTACAAGGGATAGAAGCTGTGAACAGTACCGGGCTGTTTAAGGCCACGTTCTGTAAGGTATTCGCTAAATATTCTGCCATGATCCCGCCTCCTTACATTCCACAACCGCAAGTGTTAGTGCAGCAGTTAGGATTTGAGACGATATATGCCGGACGGGGAGTAGGAAGTACATACTGCTCAACCTCGTTAGCAAGTGCTCTCTGGCCTGCCTGTATAGCTGCGGTCTGAACATCCTGTGAAGCCTGTCCGCGAGCATACATAAGCTCTGAACGAAGCTGACTTATAGTATCGTTCTTCTGCTCAATCTTGTCCTGGCAAAGCTGATTCAGGATAGTCTGCGTCTGTGCCTGTGTAGCAGCAAGAAGATCCCTTACACCCTCATTAACCGCTGCCCTGTCTGCACAATTCTCTGTAGCAACCGTGTACTTAAGGTCTGCTATATTTGACCTGTTCTCACAGCAACAATTCTGTAAGGAACTCTGAATACCAAACATCTGCTGCATATCGGCCATCTGCCTTGCATTGTTTGCTATCTCTGCCTGTGCAAAACCATTTGCTACTCCTGCATTTACTCCGGCGAAACCGTTGCAAAGCTGCGTAGAGATTCCGTTTACACCGTCACGGATGCTGATAATGTTGTCGTTAAGGAACTGATCACGGAACCCGCCGTTGATATTCTGCGAGTTATTGAGCCAAGGATAGAGACCGTCTCCACCAAAGCCACCGAAGCCCCCATTGCCAAACATTCCGAAGATAAGGAAAAGGATTATCCAACTTTCCCATCCTCCACCGAAACCGCCATTGCTGCCGTACATCGGTGATACAGGCATAACCATGTTTTCATCTGTAAGTGCCATTTGTTTTTCCTCCTATAATTTTTTTAGGTTAGCGGCTACCCTCCGGACGGATAGTCGGTGTATATATATAAAGCCTTATATCTTAAATAACTGCTTAAACATCGGATTATTTTGTATCTGTGGTGCAATTTGCCTTGCCCGGTTATATTGCTCCTGCGTTATCCTGCCTTCCTGCATCATCTTTTGAATGATTGCATCGGGATCATTGGCTATATCCTGTGATATACCGTAATGACTCATAACATACTGTGCAGGATTACTTGCCATTTGTCTAAATCCGTTCATGAAATTCTGAAAACTGCCCCAAGGATCATTCATTTTCTTCTACCTTCTTTCGTGTAGGTTTCTTTTCTAATGCGCTGATTTGACTTTTTAAGTCCTCAATTTGCGAAAAAATCTCATTTTTCTCTGTTTCATAGTCAGATTTGAGGATATATTCTTTTGGTTTGGTTTCAGGCATATCCTCTTTAGTCATTCTATAGCGTTCATAATGCGGAGTATCAAACTGTGAATAGCCTAAACTCTTCTCCACAATAATAGGTTGATTCTCTATGCGAAAGGTAATTAGTCCCCCAGGTGCTACCGGATATCGTCTGATCTCGTCCTCGTTCGCAACCACAACAAAGTTATTCTGTATAGGTTGCTGCTGTATTGGCTGTTGCTGAACCGGCTGTTGCTGTACATAAGGATAATAAGGGTTATACATGATCTACTCCTTTTCCCAATAGACTAAAGGGACTTCCTGTGTACTATCCCAGGTATCATACACATTGCCCTTCTCAACTGCGACTACATGGCCGGACTGTCCGCTTGAATGAGGAATAAAAAGGACATACCGACCTTCGGGATGATCCCTGCAAAAGTCCTCCACGGTATAGCATGAAGGACAAGTATCAGGGATAACATGGCGCGTAAACCCCTTATCCTTAAGTACATCCCACCATGTACTGTTCCACGAAGGCATTTCCGCCCGTTCAAACCCCTTGCGCGCCAAGTCCCAGTAAACATCATCCCACGGCTTTTTAGTCGCGAAAGATATTGCCCGGACTACGCAATCTCCTGTTCTCTTTTCCAATGGATTCAGATTAAGATATACATACGCCATGTTTTTTACCTCATGACGTATCTTAATATAGAAACAACCCTTCCGAAAGAAACCGGAAGGGTCTTTTATAGTCACTTATTGGACATCTTTATTGCCTTGAGTAGTACCTTGTCACCTATCCCATATAGTATCTTCTTAATAGAAGTCTCGGATAAATTGTAATCTCTTGCCAATTCTTCTATACTTGCCCTGTTGAACCAATGCTTATAGAGTATTTCCCTGTGTTCTATAGGCCTTACATATTCATTGATACAATACTCTATATCGGAGTTTTTGACATCAATCGGCAAGCTCTTAATAGTCATGTAGTCTTTCTTCCCCTACCGGATTTTGTAAGAGACGGTATGGCCTTGACTTCCTTGATCCGAAGTGTCGGGATTCTTTTAGGTTTACGGACTCTTGTTTTAGTTATTGTTTGCCTTATCCTCGCCATATACTGTTAACTCTCCTGTGCCATTCACATACGCCGGAGAAGTCTGTGTATCTACGTCCTGTGAGACTGTTACTGTCTCCACAAACTGACTCTCATAGTAGATCCATCCTGCATTAGTACCTACAAGCAGTACAATAAGAAATATTATAGTGATCCACATATACTTAAATCTCTTGTCTGAACGCGCCTGTGCAGACTCATAAACAATATACGATACATTCTCCGGGTTATCCATAGTTGCCACCTCCACAAATTTTTTAATATTATATCACCTCACTTTCCCGCTTTCCAAGTTCCGTTTTTAAGTACCGGTATTCGTTTCCATTCTCCGAAAGCGTTCCAATACTTGTTCATTTCACTCTCTGACAGATGATTGCTATTGCCATAATTCAGCATTTCCTTTTGAGTAATCTTATAATCACTTCCGCCTATCTTATTAAGATATCCTGCGTACTCTTGTGGTGTAAGAGAAGGTATAGTCTGCTTCGCGTGATTATAATAGTAAACTGTTTTTTCGCTGTCGATTGCACCGTAGGACGCAAGCTGATCTTGAAGCTCTTCTCCGGATAATTCTGTACCGTTTAAGGCTTTAACTCTGGCCACCTTATCATCGTCTTTTTTTGTGGCTTTTTTTGATTCTGTTTTCTTTGTTGCCTTCTCTTCTTGATTATCGTTGTATGCCTTTATAGCTGCACTCGCCCCGCCCTTTTCGTATGCTTCCGTTTCTGCTTTACTTGGATTGGTAGCAAGTGCATCGTACATAAGCTCTTGCTGATCTTTGGGAAGTTTTGCAAGTTCTTTCATAAGTCCGGGCTTGCTTATATTCCCCTTTTCTGTTTTAGGCGAATTTTCTTTAAGGTCTAAATATAGTTCAACTGCATCAACACCACCCTTATCAATAAGGTTATACATCTTATCCGTTTTTTGTACTCCGGCTAAATCTAATTGTTGGGACTGATCTAAAAACTCTATTAACCCTTCCTTGCCACCTTTTTGTAATGCGGCTATAGCCTTCTCGTTTGTCTGTGTAGGTTCTTTTCCGTAAAGCTGTTGATAAGCCAGATCCCTTGCAACGCTATAAACCTGATTTGCCATTTCTGCCTTGTTCTCGTTTGGAAGAGAATTAAACACTTCATCGTCAAGCATGGCCTCGGCAAGTTCAGAATTATAACCACCCTGCACTCTTGATAGCTCTGAATGCTGTTCGTTGTTTAACTTCATCTGAAAGTCTCCAACGTTCAAAGAGTTAGTGATCTTGTCGGGATATAACCGTTTGTCCGGGAAGTCATCATAAATAGCCTTAATCTTTTGATCTAGCTCGTTCATATTCTCCGAAGAGTATTCGCCAGGATTTATATACTGTTGAAAAGCAGCTCCCGCGCTTGAATCCGCTCTCATTCTCGGCTGACCCCATGCATCATAACTTTGCGGCAAGGTCTCTGAAAGGAAAGGTATCTTTGCCCTTACCTGATTCAGATAATTGTTGCCATAAGATGTCGGATCATAGGTATCTCTGTAGGACCTATCTATAGTCCTTGCCGTGGCTCCTAATGATGTAGGTATAAGTCTTTGAGGCATACTTGTTAGCATATTAACAAAGTTCATAGCTATAGACTGATCACCATATCCGGTATCATTTCCGCCACCTAAAAGTTCCGCAAGCGACTGAAAAGCCGACTGATCAAACCATGCATCTGTAGCAGCTAATCCACCCTTGGCAAGTCCTTTAAGCATACCATCTTCATTTTCTATAGACTGTGCCATTTTTATACCTAATATTCCTGGTACTGATGCCGGCTGCATCCAATCAAACGTATAGTATTTGTCGCCTAAATGTATAGAATATGGCTTAAACCCTGCTCTCTTTTGAGCCTCTTTTATATTAGGATCATCGCTATAGTCACCCGTGATTACTCCTGACTTGTAAAGGGCCATGCCCGCAGCAATCATAGCACTACCAGTAAGACCTTTTGACAGATCCCTTATTCCCCTTGAGACTGCCTCGCTATCTTGATCTAAGGCTCCCTTTGTAATTCTCCCAAGTGCTACAGTTCCACCAACAGGACTATACTCATAACTACGCATACCAATAGATCCCAAGGTCTGTGCAAATGGAATAGCACCTTCTCCGACAATTCCTGTATCTTTCTTTATATTAAGTAGAAGTCTGCTTAATCTGTTTGGATCTTTGTATGTTGCCTCTAATGATTCTTTTAATGCTCTTTGAATCGCATCGTCTGTTATCTCGTCAACATTACTCCATCCTTTAGCCTTGATCTCCGAAGCCAGTCTAGCCTTAAAGTTTTCTTTAACAAATGGTGCATCTCCTAACTCAAGAAGTTTATATGTCGCACCTCTTAATGCTTCAAGGGTACTTCTATTACCTTCTGCCCCAAGTTTATTGTTGGCTTTTGTGATCAAGCCTCCATCATCATGCCAATAACCGCCAAGTATACCGTCAATGACTTTATCAATCGGGTTTTCGCCCTTGAACATCTGCTTCCTTCCGATATGCTTGCTGATGCTGTTTGTTTCATTATATTTTCCGTCAAGTGCATCGAATAAGGCTTGCACTTCCGGTTTATTATAGGCTTCTTCTGCCAGGGCGCGACTCTTTTTACCACCTCCTAATATGGACTGATTGACTTCAATATCCTTATTAATTAAGTGTCCTGCTCTTTGTCCAAGTGCTTCAAGCCTATTCCCTGTTGCTCTCATTGCAAGTGTAGGTATATTTGCTATTACGTTCCTCGACATGGTACGGGGATTTAATAACATACCAATATGAGTAGCTTCTTTGAGCTGTTCGCGGAAGGTTGAAGGGTATTCTTTTTCTATACGCTTACCTATTGTCTCAAATGCATCATGTATGGCAGCTTCATCTCCGGGATCTATATTAGCAAACAGTTCTTTTTCTTCATCACTCAAATTGAAGTCCTTCCACTTCTTACCAAACTTCTTCTTCCCGGCCTCGTTTATATTGTCTATTTCCTTTTCGGCATACCTTAAAGCAGTCATAGGATCGTCTTTTGCAAGTCCTAAAACTGCCGCCTGTGTATACTGTCCTGCCTTTGTGAGCGATTCAGATACATCGTCCATAACCCTTGTTGCCTGTTCTGTAAGTCCACTTTTGGAGTACGCTGATACAAGCCTTCTTGCAAAAGGTACGGTTGCTGCATCATGTTCTTGCATAAGGGTTTTTAATTGCGATTCTGCATCGTCATAAGTGCTGACATTATCCCATAGCTCTATAGCTCGATCTTCGGTCTGCCAGTTCTTACTTTGAGTATATGTATTGCGAATGATGCTATCCTGCTCGTTAAGAGCTTTCTTTATCTCTTCCGGGATAGCTCCCCTTGTCCTGCTGCTATTGTGGAAGCCACGCTCTCTAGTGGTTCCAATTAGCTTTTCAGGCTGTCTTGTTAATCTATTAACTTCTATATCCGGTATGGTATTTGATCCATCACCGGTTGCATCTAACCTTATAGTGGGTTCGCCTTCATCAATGATATTATAACCTTTCCTTATGCCTGTATCTTCCGCCATATCATTATAAGGAAGGTCTAAATCATCATCCACCTTCATAAACCCGTTATCGTCAACTTCTGCCTTAAAGGGTTTGTTCTCAAACCTTGTCTTTATGTTTTCGTCTGATACCGGATTAAGTGTCTGCCTGTATGTTTTATCCCAATAATTATCTCCCTCTGTCTTTTTGAAGTTGTCCTTAACCCTGTTCATGGCCTTGCGATAATCTTCATAAGCCTCGTCAAAGTTCTCACCGGTTCTATAAGCCTGTTCAAGTCTGTCAACCGACTGCTCAAGATAGTCAAGGTTTTTCTTTGTGGTAGGCTTAACTTTCTTATCGGAATACTTGGCTATGTCTTCTCTGATCCCGTCTATAAGCTCTTTTGCAGAAGGTCTGTATTCGTCTAATGCAGGGTCTTTCCACTCATAACTATTGTCGATATATCTTGCGTCCGTAGGTGTTTCAGGGGTTTTTGTTTTGGGAGCCCCTGTTTCTGGTGATATTTTGCCATTGGCAATAGCCTCTGCTCTCTGCCTATTAACATAATCCGTAAGAACATCCTCTATAGGTGGTTCTTCTTCTCTCGCACCAAGTTGATAATCCTCGGATATTTTACCCTCTGATACGGCCTGTTCTCTTTGCCTTCTAACAAAATCCTCCAGTGTGTCAAGGTCATGTGGATCATTGCGATCAAGCCAGTCCTGCGCTATTTCTATTTGTCTGTTAAGATCGTCTACGGAAATAGGCATAATTTCTCCTGTCTCCGGATCTTCCACAAATTTACCTGTTTCAGGGTCTTTCATGTAAATATACCCGTTAGGATATTCTCTGTTGTAATGGATATCCTTATCGGGATCTATATTATCACGCATCGCTTTGTAATGATCTAATAGAGACTTTCTGGTGTTTATCTCAATCCGATCTACTTGCGTATGGGCATTGTTATTTTTTAATGCCCTTTCTGTAAATTCATCCAAGGGTTTTGCTTCTTCAAGCACCTTGTTAGCAGCTTCAGTATTCTGCTTTACTGCCCTCTTGATCTCTTCGATATTTGGCTGTTCTCCAAGCTGACTAATAACTGTAGGCTTCCCATTGAAGGAATTAGCCTTATAGTCATTCGCCTCAAGTTTAGGTATCTCAATGTTCTTTGCGACATTATCACTTGCAGGAAGAGCCTTAAAGGTATTTGATACGTCCTTGCCTATTCTGAATAAGCCAGGTATTTCAGACAGATTATTAAACAGAGTATTTACTGCGACATTCTCTGCTACCTCTTTAACTCTCTGCTTGTTTGTAAGGTTGGGATCGTCAACAACCTCTGCCAGTCTTGGTAAGGTGTCCATGACAAGGTCCTTGGGAAGCTCCTTTACGGAGTTAACCCCTAACGTTTTGGCAGCACTCTTAAGGCCCTGAATAGCTGCTTGCTGTTTAGATAAGCCATTCATAGCCATTGATGCATCTTTGGCTGTTTTGTAGGCTTCCGCTGCACTTGAACCACCGGAAGCCCCTGCACTACCACCACCAAGGGCATAAGAGCCAAGCATCATACCGGCAAGTGATCCTGCTCCATAAGCTCCACTATGAGCCTGTCTTGCGAGTGCTGCGCGATTTTCTGCGTTTCTCGTTACAGTATCGTCCTTGAATACATCCTTGCCGGCAATCTTATCTATGATCTTGGATATACCGCTTGCCGGGGCTGTAAGAGCCTGTCCTGCTCCTGCTACCGCTGACTCAAACGCACCGTATTTCTTTCTCGCATTTTCCTTAATCCGCGATTTTTCAAGGGCAGACTTAAGCTGTGCAGTAAGAGCCTTGTCTTTTGCTGACATGGGCTTGGAATTGCTTATTGCATCATCGGCAAATTTGTTGTTTTCTACCTTCGGTATCGTCTGCGTAGACTTTTTGGTAGTCTTTTGAGTAGTCTTTGCCTGTTCCTTCTTCTCTACCTTGGGTATCTTTTGCTTTGCCTGCTCCTGCTTTATCTTGTCTCTTTTTGCCTTGCGAGCTGCAATAGCCTCCTTTGGTATAGTCTGCTGACGGTTGCTTTTATTTCCCGTACCGGCATTTCTTCCCTTGCCTCCGGGGGAATATTCACCGCCACCAACTATAACTTTTTCACCCGTATAAGGATTACTTGCGGTATAAGAGCGCGTGCTTCGCTTGCCCTCCCTTTTAAGGCGGGCGTTCTGCGAAGCCTGCGCTCCCTGATCCTTTTGCCCCTGTTCAGTTTTGCGATAGGCTTTTCTCTGTGCCTCTTTCGTCAAGCGATTAGTATTACCCATGTTATCCCCTTACATATAACCCAACTGTTTAAGTATGTTCTGCAAAGATGATATGTTACTGTACTGACTTAAAGCTGTGTTCTGCGCCTGCGGTGTTGTAGCTCCAAGTGCTTCCTGTGCTGCTAATGCCTTGGCATAGTTGCTATTGGTCATTTGTCCTAACTGTTGGAAGCTTGTAGGAGTGTATGCATTATTAGCTGTTGCTGCTTCCGGAGTAAATGACTTCGAATTGCCCGCAATCGTCTGTAAGTTGGAAATATAATTATTAGGTACAGACGTAAGGCTTGCAGCACCGTCTGAACCATTGTAAGCATCCAAGGCCGCTTTTCCTTCATCTGCTATGTAAATAGCCTGTATAGCCTTAAGGGGATCAGCACTACTACCCCAAGTAGTTATCCAATCAGTGATCTTATCTGCATAACTCTGTAACAGATTATTGATAGAATCATTGACCTGCATAGAGTATGAAAGCCTCTGCGAATCAAGATCCGTCAAGCCATTGTTAAGCTGCTGCTTAAGTCCGGTAAGGTTGTTCTGATACTTTGCCAAAAGATCCGCAAGGTTCTTATTCCTTGTGGTATCTATAGCATTGCGGGCGTTTCCGTAATTGTTTTCCATAGCTGCCTGTGTCGTTTCAGAAGCCCCGCCTACAAGCCCCTGTGCCATTAAAGCCTGTTGCATAGCTTTTCTTGAAAGCATATTATTGACATAAGCCTGTCTCATAGCTTCCTCTGCGTCCGCATTTATCGCACTCTTGTTGTTTGCATCATTGGCATTAAGAGCATCTAAACTTGAATTGTAATTAGCATTAAGGTTGTTCTTTGCCGCATTATAGTATTCATTAACTGCGTTCATGCTTCTATCATAAGCGGCCTTTGCTCTTTCATTAAGGTCGTTTATATAGACATCTATAAGTCCGCTGTAATCCCAAGATCCGGGCACATATTCCTGTTCGGGGGTCTCTTCGTAAGTAGTCTCTTCGTATTCAGGCTCTTCATATCTTTGTGAACTGCCACCACCTGATGATCCGGAAGATCCTGACGATCCAGATGTGCTTGTGGAGTTTGTGTTTTGTGGGTACTTGAAATTTCCCGTTGAGGCATTTCTGCCATATCCACCATAGGTAACAGTACCTCTGTTTTTATCATACGTTGAGCTACTTGTTTTCTTTAGCTCGTTCTGCCTCCATGTTGACTGCGTACCATAGCCGGGATTTACATTGGTGTTTTTGGGCTGTGATCCATAGCCGGGGTTTACATTGGTGTTACTTTTGGTAGATGTCTTATTTGCATTGGTTCCATTTGTGGTTTTCTTTTTTACCGAGCTTGATGCCATTTTTTAATCCTCCTTTTCCTTGTGATCTATGTAATCGGGATTATCCCGCTAATTTCTCTCTTGTCTTAACTCCGCATACCCCATCCCATTCTTTAGGTTCGTTCGGGAAAGCGTGTTTCTGAAAGTCTTCCAATGCTCCAATGGTCAAGGGTCCTGCTATGCCATTTATGATCAATCCGTAATGTCCTTTATCATTAAGCATCCATTGTAACCATCTAACATCATTACCACGGGAATTAAGCCTTATTGTCTTTGTAGGTTCTGGATAAGGACATCCGGTCTTCTTCACATCACAACCGGACATGAATAATTCTCTTTCGGCCTGTCTCCGCTTGGTAAGGCCATTAAGGACCTGACCCTTCGCCTTGTTATATGTGAGCATAGCATCGGCTATCTGCTGATAATCTCTACCCATTACAAGCTTTTTAAGGTTTCCGGCTCCGCAATTATATGTGAATGATACAAGTGCATCGAACTGATTCTGACTTAATTTAAGTCCGGTCACATTTACGGCGTTTTCATACTTTATCAAGTCTTCTGCAAGGTAAGCATCTGCCTGTGATTGCGATATCGGAAGACCTACCATTGAAGCCGTAATTCCTGCCGTATGTCCATAACCAACCGTAGGTACTCCAACTGGATCAAGGTAGACCTTAAGCTGACATCCCTCAAACTTCTTTATAAGTTCTATGCCATTCTTTGATGTCTTCATACCACTCTTCCTTACTATTGCATCCGTTTCCACGACTACCGCTACATGATGTCCTTCTGACAGCAGAATATCTCCGACAAGAAGGTTATCTGTTTTGGCCGTATATTCTTTATCTGAAAAGATATCTACGCTTCCTGTAGCCTTAAGAAGCCCTCTTAACGTGCTTGTGGTTGCGCTGTTTCCATTCTTTACAAGTGCGGATTCACTTATTCCTGCATATATGCAAGCGAGTGTTGCAGATGCAGAACAATCAGTTTCACATGGAGTTGTAACCTTTGCAGGGTCATAGCCAACGTTCCTGGCATAATTCAATAGGCTGTTTCTTTTTAACTGGTTATAACCTACCAAATTATTATTGACCACCTTCTTCATGCAGTCCGCGACCTTTAAGCGCATAGCGGGTATCTTCATCCGGATAACTACGTTCCAAGGCTTGTTATACCAATCCCTAATACAGACTTCCTTGCCTGTCTGGTCCCCGGCCTGTCCTCCGCTAATATTCCCATGTTCATCTATCGAAGCATGAGCTATCTTAACCATGTAACTGCTCCAAAAGCTGTTTTACCTTGTCATAGCCTACTGTAGAAGTAAGGAATGAAAGAAAGGTCATAGTCACGACAATCACCGCTATCTGCGGAGTTAAGGCTACATCGAAGTAGATCATATATCCTGCTGATACTGCGACCGTGAGAATAACTGCTACTATTGCAGCTAAAAGGTTAGATGAATACTTATGATCCCCTAAAAGCTTCTTAATGGCCTCCACGGTCAGAGAAGTAAGACCGGATATTATGGCCAATGCTGATATTAAAAAACCACTACTCATTGTTATCTCCCTTCAACTTGAAAATTTTGATAAGCGCACAACTTAATATCTCCCCACCAAAACAGGCATAAAGACAAGTGGTAAGGGTATCGTGTGAAGTTTTGCTAATAAACTCTGCAACCGTATACAGGAGCAGGATTGTTATAGAAAACACGACATACTTTGTCAGACTTGGTATACGCTTATGTCTTCCGATGTTAAAATACATAATCCCAAGGATTATAAGTATTCCTGCTCCAAGTCCTCCAAGGAAATAAGCCATTACACACCACCTATCGACCTATCAAGTAAGTATTGATCAAGCCTGTGTTTCATGTCCTTAAGACCTTCGGTATTGTTTCCATCAATGTCATGCTCTATAAGCACTTGAAGGCTTTCCAGGATGATCTTGTTTGCGTGTTTCACGGATGATTCAAGCTGCTCTACCTGTTTTGTGTCCGCCTCAAAGCGTCTATTGCCAAGTTCCAAGCGTCTATTGATTTTCTCAACCGCTTCTTCCAATGCCGTGATCCTTTCATTCTGCTTGATGTCCGGCTCTTTAAGTTTTGATATCGCCCTCCCGATAACCGCCATTGCTGCCGACACGGAGACTATTGCTCCGCATACGGCAAGTGTGACGGTAAATATCTCTTGTGGCGATACCATTATTGGAGCATCCATATTATTCCTCTACGACGTGGGTTACGGTCTCTTCATAATCCCCAAAGAGATTAAGGTTCTCGTCAAGGATCTTCACGGTTGCTTTGGCAACGTCAGGAGCGTTCCAAAGGACTGTACATCTGCTGTGAAAAGCTACGATTGCACCCTGCGCTGCTGCTGCATCCGGAACATTCCACTCGGACTCTACCTTAAAAACTCCGTTCACGTTATCTACTACTGCAAGTTTCATATTTTTATCCTCCTTATAAATGAAATTCTTGTTTTATTTATGCTATCCCATATGAACCACTGACAAGTATTATCTGCATATTCCTTGCACTTGAACCATGCCTACTATATACTTTGCCATCGGTTCCTATTATCGCCTTTGCATAATATCGAGTACCGCCTGTTGTTTCCGCAAACTCAAGGTCAACGGGTGTGTTATACATAGGTCGATATCCCTCGGGTACAGTTCCAAGTACTGTAGTATTTGGTGTTACACTTATAGGGCTGGAAGTAGCCCCACCAAAATATATGTTGGCAACATTACCGTTACGAACATTATCGTTTGCATATGTCGTAGTTATTGCGCTATTCATTGATACGCTAAAACTTCCCGATGTAAGTAATCTCTGTGACAAAAATCTTCCTTTATTTACTGCCATTATCTATCTCCTTTCTTTTTTGTATCTCTGTGGGTAAGGATTTGCACCTTACATGTACATTGTGTACCATACGAATTCACCGTCTGTTCAGCCTCCTACGTTTTATGTTAGACTTACTATGCGTCAGACGTATCTCTTTTCGAGTATTAAGTGACCTTGATTGCTATGGACTTCTTCTACCGTAGGCGATATCCAACCATAACCATATGCGTGTCTACATATTCCACCACCACAGAGTTGATAAAATTTTCGTTTTATTTAGCCTTTATGCATAACACGCCATTCTCCGGGAAGTCTGCGGACCAATCCGGCAAGGCAAATTTTCCTGTTCCTGGATTAAGACCGTTCTCATTGAAGCAGTATGTGTTTTTGTAATATGTCGCAAAATATGTCGCAAGATCCGGATATGCCGTAAGATCAACATTTGCTCCATCACACACAAGGTATGCACTGTTAGGTGGGAATACTCCTGTAGGTGTTGTAGCTCCGGTTATACCGTCTCCCGTTTTGGCTGTTGCGAAGCTCTCAACTGCTCCTATAGGCATTAACTGCGCTATAATTGCATCTAAAGCCTGACTCGATGTAGTCTGTGATCCTCCGCCGATATGCCTTGTTACGGAAAGATTTATCTGATTATCAGAATAATCACCGGCCATCGGTAAAACAGATCCTTGTCTGGTATTGAAAGATGAAACACCGGATGCAGGAGCTACCCAAACTGTCCATGTGTCACCTTCTACCGGGGTAACACCTATAACATCATCCTTAAGACATCTGAATACTCCATCGTGAAAATGAACAAGATCATTTTTTACATAATATACATTAGGATTGTATGCGCCTTTATCGGTAAATCCGACAAGATCAAGTTCTATATAGCCTGTTGGTACGTTCATAATTCCCTCCTTTACGCCTTAACGTACAGACGATTATTTGACACAAGAAATGAAATGTTATCTATCTTTGCGTATAGCCTATTGTTCGCTATCATTACGCTTGGAATTACATTGTCTGCGTAATACCTTGATACACCCGCCCAATACTCGGAGTTATCTATGTCCTCATTCTCACGGGTTCCTGTGCCGCCTTCCGCCCATGATCTACTCAAGGTTGCATAGTCCTGTGCTTCTCCGGCGTGCTGTAATGAGCTTTGGCTATATCCGTAAGAGTTCTGTTCATGCGTCTGTGCATTAGAGGCAGATGTA